GGTATTGGTTATACAGCTGGTACTAATATTAGCACAGGTATTAAAAATATAAGCATTGGTGGTGCTTCTTCTGCTACACTTACAACAGGTAGTAATAATATCGCAATAGGGCATTCAACTGATGTTAGTGCATCAGGTGCTACTAACCAAGTGGTAATCGGATATGATACTGCTGGTATTCTTGATAATTCAGTAATGCTAGGTAATGCATCTACAACTCTTTGGCATCCTGCTGATGATAATGGTGTGGATTTAGGTTCTACTGCTTATTCATTTAAAGATGCATATATACAAGGTAATGTAAAAGTAGGTGATACATCTGGTTCTACATATTTCGAATTTCCAACTGCAATTGGTACATCAGGTCAATTATTAAAAGTACCTGGGTCAGGTAATACATTAGAATGGGGCACTGGTACAGGTATTACATTTTTATCAGAAGGTACTAATTTTACTGGATCTTTAATAGTTGGTCATAGTACTACAGGCACTTTAAGTACAGCTCAATATAATACTGCTTTAGGTATAAATGCTATGAGTGCAATAACATCAGCAGATGGTGTTACAGCTGTTGGTTATAATGCTGGTACAGCGATCACAACAGGTAGTTCAAATACATTGTTTGGTTTTGATGCTGGTAAAGCAATTTCAACAGGAGTAAACCATACGGCTATAGGCGCGGAAGCTTTAATGACAGAAAATACCTCAACATCTGGTAGTACAGCTATAGGTGACAGAGCTTTAAAAGCTCAAGATGGTGGTGCATATAATGTTGCCGTTGGTCTTGATGCTGGTTTAAGTATCAACACAGGTTCCCATAATGTTTTAATTGGATACGCAACAGGTGATGCAATTACAACTGCTAATCAAAATACCGCAGTTGGTAATGGAGCATTGGGTGCAGAAGATACAAATAGCCAAAACACAGCTGTTGGATATCAAGCTTTAAGTGTTCAAGATGGTGGTACTGGGAATACAGCTTTAGGTGTTCTAGCTGGAAATGCTATTTCAACCGGGGATTCTAATACATTAATAGGTAATGAAGCTGGTGGTGGTGTAACAACTGGTAGTAGTAATATTATAATTGGAGAATCTGCTGACATAAATTCTGGTAGTGATTCAAATTGTATTGTTATTGGAAATATAGCCGCTGGCGGTACTACCCGTACAGTAATTGGTAATACAGAAACAACAAATGCTAAAGTAGTAGGACTTAGAACACCTGTTACAGCAACTACAGCTGATACAAGTTTAACGGCAAATGATTCTGGTGAAACATTTGTATTTAATGATACTGCTGCAACATTTACTTTACCAGATTCTGGTGCGGGTGATTTAACTGGTGTATATTACCATTTTATAGTACTTGATGATACTGCTGGAACTAAAAGAATAGCATGTGCAGATACAACTAACGAAGATTTAATTGGGTCAGTTATGACTGTTGATACAGACACATCTGATGCAAATGCTTCATTTGCAGTTCAAGTTGCAGATGAATTCCATCAAATAACATTTAACGGTACTACAACGGGTAGAGCAGGTAGTAAAGTAACAGTAACAAATATTGCCGCTGATAAATGGCATGTTGAAGGTACATTATTATGTACTGGGGCACCTGCAACACCGTTCTCATAAATCAATAATCTTTAAATATTAAACTATGCCAACAGTAAAAGGAAAAAAATACCCATATACAAAGGCAGGTAAAAAAGCTGCAAGAAAAGCTAAAAGAGAAGCTAAAAGAAAAGCAAAGAAAAAATAAAACCGGCCCGGTGAAGGGCAATAACCAAAATGTTTAATTAAAAACCAAAACCATGACATTTTTTTATTCGACTAGAACGTGGAATAGTCAACCACAAATTTCCAAAGAAACCGTTGAATTTTGGAAGCATTTAGCTACCAAAAAGAACTGGAGAATAACCCAGTTACCAAATGGTTTTTACCAAACCGAGTACCAAAATCCGAAAGAGGAAGATACTTGGATTGATGTGACCAGAAGAGAAACCATTGAAGGAGCAGAAACTGCTATCGATGGTTCAGTTGATCACTACGCTAAAAAGGTAGAGTTCATTGATGGTCCAAAAGTTATTAAAACTTTTAAATAGATTTATTAACTAAATTAAATTAAATTAAATGCAAAATCCACAAGACATTGTGAAGACTTTGAGCTTTGGCGGTAATGCTAAAGATAAGGTTTTTGCAGGGATAGATAAATTGACACAAGCTGTTAGCTCCACTCTTGGGGCTAGCGGTAAGTGCGTTATCTTAGAAGACTTCATGGGAAGACCCATGATTACAAAAGACGGTGTAACTGTAGCTAATTCAGTAAATTTAAAAGATCCTGTAGAAAATATAGGGGCTACACTTATAAGAGAAGCCGCGCGTAAAACAGTTTCAGAAGCAGGAGATGGTACAACTACCGCTGCTGTTTTAGCACATAGCTTAATAAAAGAAGCTAATAATAAAGAAACTAAAGAAAGTTTACGTAAAATAAAGGAAGATATTCAAAAAGCGTGTGATAGTACTATTAACTATCTTGAAAACATAGTAGTACCAGTTGAAGGCGATATGATTGATCAAGTAGCAACTATATCATCAAACAACGATAAAGAGCTTGGAGCTATAATTGGTGAGGCTTTTAAGCAAGTTGGTAAAAATGGTACTGTAATGATGGATGCTGATGGGAAAGCAGGTGAAACTACAGTTGAAGTAGTATCTGGATCTCAAATAAATCAAGGTTATGCAAATGCTAATTTTGTAACAGATACAGGTAAACAAACTGTAACATTAGAAAAACCTTTAGTTTTATTAGTTAGTTCACCAATAAGCATAGTAAGAAAAATACAAACTGTATTAGAATATGCTGTAACAAATAATAGACCAATACTTATTATAGCTGAATTAGATAAGCAACCAATGGCAGCATTGGTAATGAATAAGATAAAAGGTAATATAAAAGCTAATGTTGTTGCACCTCCTGGTTTTAGTTTTTGGAAAAAAGATTTTTTAGATGATATTGCAGCTGTGACAGGAGCTATACATATAAATGAAGAATATGGTGATGATATAGATTTAATTACACCTGATATGTTGGGTGAATGTGAAAGAGCAATTTCAGATAGTAAATCTACAGTATTAAAAATTAATGAAATACCGGAAGAAGCTAAAACAAGAATTAAAGATATAGAGGAACAATTAAAAAGTAGTGATCCTAGTTTAAGAACACAAAAATTAGAAGAAAGATTAGCTATATTATCTGGGAATGTTGCAGTAGTTTCTGTAGGTGCAAATTCTGATGTGGAATTAAAAGAAAAGAAAGATAGAGTAGATGATGCAATACATGCTACTAAAGCTGCTATTAAAGAAGGTATTGTTCCGGGTGGCGGTGTGGCACTTTTAAATGCTGCAAATAACTTAAAAGAAAAAACTGATGGTACGGATATATTTATAGAAGCTATAAAATATCCATATAAAAAGATACTTGAAAATGCTGGTTTAGAGTATGTACCACAAAAAGGTAAAGGTAAAGGAATAAATGTAGTAACTGGTGAAACAGTTAATATGATTAAAGAAGGTATTATAGATCCTTTGCTAGTAACTAAAAGTGCATTGAAAAATGCTGTATCTGTTGCTTCAACAATATTATCAACTGATTGTGTAATTAGTAATATGAGAGAAGAATGAGAGCAATAGGTGGATATTTAGTTATACGAGATATAAAAGAGAAACCAACCAAAACAAAAGGGGGTTTACTTCTTACAGATAAAATAAAAGAAGACATAAGATATAGGCAAGGTCTTGTAAAAAGCGTAGGTGAATTAGTTCAAGGTGTAAAAGACAATGATAAAATTTACTATGATAAAAACGCTGGGTTCAAGATAGAAATTGATGAAGAGATATTTCTAGTAATAAAACAACAAGATGTTGTTATTGTCTTATGAGAAAATTAGAAGCCAAAGATCTAAGAAGCATAGGGTTGTTAAAGCACTATCGTATTATAAGAAGATGGGCTTGTAAAACATATAAACTAAAAAATGCTGATCTAGAACTTCTAATTTACTTTGATTGTTTGGAATTATTTACCAGACAAGATTATTTAAATGGCGTTTATACTTATTCTTGGGATAAAAATCGCTGGGAAAGGCTAAGACGGGAAGGCTGGATAGAAACATGGAGGCACCGGAATAGAACAACAATTAAATATAGTATATACAAAACATCGTTTAAATGTAAACAACTTATAAGTAGAATATATAGAATGTTGTTAGGTACAGAAGATTTACCAACTAGTATTAAAAGAAATAAAATAATGGAAGGTAATTCTTATTCAGATAAAGTAATGATTAAGGCTATAAATTTAATCAACAAAGATAAAAATAGATAATAATAACAAAAAAAATTAAAAATGGCATACGGAGACATATCAGATCCTACTGGGGATTATAGAGCACCTTCAAAAGGCGGTACTGAAACAATAAGACACGCGGTTGTTTTAAAAGATTCTAGTACTATTGGTAGCGCTGCTATAGACTATACAAATAACTTACTTGATCTTGATGATATTACAGCGGTTCAAGATACTTATAATAGAGCTGGTTTATATATAGGTACTGCTGGAAATGTTCTTGTAACACTTTCTGGGCAGAATAAAAAACTTGAAAAAGGTGCAGATACAGCAGGTACTTCAAATAAATTAACTGATTCTGCACAAAACTTTAGCACCACAGTACAAGCAAGAGATGTTGTTGTAAACACAACAGATGGTACAGTTGCTTTCGTTGGAGCTGTTGACAGCGATACAGCACTTAGTTTAGTAGATGCTAGTAATAGCGCTTCAGATATTATGGATAGTGGTGAAAAGTATGAAATACACAGACCAGTACTTTTCCAAAATGTTGCAGCTGGTTCTATACTACCTATTGAAGTAGATAGAGTATGGGCTTTAGCAACTACTACTACTGACATAATGTTACTTTACTAGGTCATGCCTAAGTTAGGAATAAAAACCAGTGCAACATGGATATATCCTACATCTGTAGTAATAGGTGGGGATTTTGAAATAGTTGGTATACCACTTTTAGCTGATCGTACATACGATCCCTTCGCAGACAGTACATTATTTACTGCAGATGCAAATAAAATGTAAAAAAACAAATAAATGGCTTTACAATCTATAAATATAGGTACAACTGCTAATGATGGAACTGGGGATACGCTCAGGGCCGCATTCGACATTTGTAACGACAACTTCTCAGAACTTTACGGTGGTACAACATCAGCTTTAGCTTTTAAAGCTGAGGGCACAAACTTCACAGGATCATTAATAATTGGTCACAGTACTACTGGTACAATTTCCTCTGCTACATACAATACCGCATTAGGTATAGGCGCAATGGACGCTATAACTCAGGGTGATTATAACGTTGCTGTTGGTTATAATGCCGCTACAGCTTTAACTGTGGGTATTTACAATACATTAATTGGGGGTGTTGCTGGTAGTGCTTTAACTACAGGTGGTTCTAATGTAGCAATTGGTATGAATGCTTTAGGTGGTGAAGATACTGGTAGTGATTCAATTGCTATTGGTAGAAATGCTTTATTAGTACAAAACTATGATGGCTCTAGTCATAATGTTGCTATTGGTAGAGACGCTGGTAAGGCTGTTTCAACAGGTGTACAAAATACAATGGTTGGCGGTAAAGCAGGTGATGGACTAACAACAGGTACTAGAAATACAACTATAGGTTATTCATCTCTTTCCGCAACAACAACAGGTGATGATAATACTGCTGTTGGTAGATCAGCACTAGAAGCTCTAACTGGAGGAGGAAGAAATGTTGCTATAGGTGCAAATGCTTTAAGCCTAGAAGATGATCATGGTAGAAATGTAGCGATAGGTTATAATGCTTTACTTGTTCAAAATACAGGTGCTGACGCATATAATGTAGCGGTGGGTTATACTGCTGGTACTGCTATTTCAACAGGTATTCAAAACACATTAATAGGGGGCCTAGCAGGTGATGCTTTAACTACTGGAGCTAGCAATGTGGCAATAGGATATGGTGCCTTAAGTACAGAAGATACAGGTGGAAGAAATACTGCTATGGGTTATAGAGCTTTAAATTCATTAAACAACGATGCTAGTTCTTATAATGTAGCAGTTGGTTATGATGCTGGTGCAAATGTTTCAACAGGTATTAAAAACGTATTAATAGGAGGTTTAGCTGGGGCCGTAATAAATACAGGCGGTAATAATGTCGCAGTTGGTTATGGTGCTTTAGACGCAAATACAGATGGGCAACTAAATACTGCTATTGGTTATAATGCTTTAACCGCCCAAAATGCTGATGCATATAATACCGCAGTGGGTGCTAATTCAATGGAAGCAACTACTTCAGGCGCATACAATGTTGCTGTTGGAAGATTGGCTTTAACAGCTTTAACAACTGGTGCTAAAAATGTAGCCGTAGGATATAATGCTTTAGCAACAGAAGACGGACATGGATTAAATGTTGCTGTAGGATATGAGGCGCTAAAAACTCAAAATGCCGGAGCTGATGCATATAACGTAGCAGTAGGCCACCAAGCTGGATTATTAGTTTCAACAGGTTTAAATAATACCATTATAGGTGGATTAGCTGGCGATGCATTAACAACAGGTAGTTATAATGTAGCTATTGGAACACATGCTTTAAGTTCGGAAGACGAACATGGTAAAAACGTTGCAATAGGTAGAAGCGCTTTAAATACACAAAATGCGGGAGCTGATGCTTATAACGTTGCTGTTGGTTATTATGCTGGTGTTAATGTTTCAACAGGTATTCAAAACGTTATTATTGGAGGACATGCTGGAGATGCTTTAACTACAGGTGAAAAGAATGTAGCTGTTGGACATGATGCTTTAGGTGCAGAGGATGGTAATGGTCATAATGTAGCTATAGGACATAGTGCTTTAAAAACACTAAATGCCGGTGCTGATGCATATAACGTTGCTATAGGATATAAAGCTAGTGAGCTTATGTCAACAGGTGTACAAAATACTATAATAGGCGGGCATGCGGGTGATGCTTTAACTACAGCGGGTGGTAATGTTGCTATTGGTTATAATTCTTTAAGTAGTGCTACAATTGGTAATTCTAATGTAGCAATAGGTAAAGATGCTATGAATGCTAACGTTGCTGCAGATAGAAATGTAGCTATAGGACAAGAAGCTTTAAATGCAATGACTAGCGCTACTACACTTGATACTTATAATACTGCAATTGGTTACCAAGCCGGTGTAGCTGTTACATCAGGTTTGAATAATACAATTATAGGCGGGCTAGCAGGTGATGCTATTACAACGGGCTCTGACAATATTGCTATAGGTTATGCTGCTTTAAGTTCTTCTGATACTGGTAGTAGAACTGTTGCAATAGGAAGTTATGCCTTAGAAGATCAAAATCCTACTGGTTCTGATTATT